CGTCTGTCGCCCGCCCCACTCACGTTTGACGCGCCGCCGGGCGATTTGCGCAGGTGCAACCTAAGATGTTCAGCACGCCGTCGTGCTGTGACCCTAGCCCTGCGCCGCGTTGCCCGCCGGCGTAAATCACAATTGCGCTTGCTGCTCTTTCCAGTTCCGCAGCACGCCCTCGACGTAGGTCCACTTGCGCACATCGGCGCCGTCTGCCACGCCGATTGCCCGGATGATCGTTTCGATCCCGTACACCGGCGCCGCCTCCTCGATCATCCTGGCGATGATGGGGGTGGGCCGCCCGATCTTCTCGCCGTACATCCTCAGCGCGTCCTCTATCGTGTGGTGGCCGGCGGGATCGCCTGCGTGAAATTTCGAGTGGCACGCCCGGCACAGCACGATCAGGTCTTCCGGTCGCTCCCAACCCCTGCGATCGTAGGTGCGGTGGTGCACGTCGAGCGTCGCCTGCTGGGTGTTACATAGCTGGCATGCGTGGTCTGCCTTGGCCAGCGCATCCTCTCGCTTCTTCTTCCAGTGCCTGCTCGTCAAATAAACCGGGTAGGGAATTTCTTGGAGCGCAAACACGCTGTAATCACCAAATACGCATACTTGGTCAAATTCGCCGCCTGCAATATTCCAGTGGGTGGTTTTGACGACATAGGTAATCCCACCAACAGAGATGTATTCACCCATGCGCGGCAACTCCGGCATGGGTGCGACAAACGGCTCCGACCCTTCCAGAAAAAATTTGACCGTAATCATTTGCTTGCCTCCATCGCTGCTATCCGCTTCACCATGTCGCCAATCGGCGCCAGTCCACCGTTGCGCTCAGACCACTCGCGCGCCTGGGGCAGCAGCTTGCGCACGTTGCCCTGACGCGTCTGCATGGCGCCGTAGATGTCCCTGAATTGCGCGCGGTCGGTCTGCGGGTTCTCGCTGGCACAAAGCACCTTCCAGCCCATGCTGCGCACCACCGCCGCCGTTAGCTCTGTCCTGAATTCAGGCACACCGTAACTGCCGATCCGGCGTATCTCCTTCTGAACGTCCTCCCATGCCTCGCCCCATGACAACTCGCCCATCGTCTCCATGGCGTGGCGCATGTCGCGCAACTCGGCCACAGTGGGCAAGAATTTACAGGTGGCCACCGCCTGGTCAACGATTATCTGCAAGTCCGCCGGCGCAATGTCGCCCAGCAGCCGTAGGTACACCGCCACCGTCTCCGGCGTGACCTGGGTGTTCGGATAGGCCGAAAATAGCTGCTTGAGGATTCCCTGAATGTTGCTCAATCCATCCCTCCTGCCCTGTCCAGCATCGCAAAAACGTCATCGACTGCCTGTAGGCTGGCGGCAACCTTTGACTGTGCCGGCGCTCGCCCTGTCCCTGGTTTTGCGCCCTTCGCGCCCGGCGTCGCCATCCGCGCCGGGTCGTCGTACCAATCAAGCATCCCGCCGATATTGCGCGGGCTGTAGCCACACCTGCACCATGCGCCCAGCACCATGCGCCATCGCTCCATGTCCTCGATGCCGTGCGCCTGCATCTGCACCATTTGCGCCTTGGGCGGGTAGGCCAGGAACACATCGCGATAGGCAACCACCGCCGGCAACTTGGATAGGCTCAGCGGCGTCTGCGCCCGGCTGGGCGGTAGCGGCTCGCCTTCCAGCGCAAATGCCACTGACTGCATTGTGGTTGGCGTTTTGCTCGTCGGAGCCGGCAAAGGCGGCGTCACGGGCGGGGCGGGCGGCAACGCCGCCGCGCGCTCTTGTCCTTCTGACGGATCTATTGGTGGATCCAATGACGGATCGGGGGCAGTGGGTTGCCCCCCTTCCGTGTCGTATTTTGCCCCCCCCCGTGTCGTATTTTGCCCCTCTTTTGCGCCGCTGTTGGGTTTTGCAGGGGGCAAACTTTGCCCCCCTTCCTGCGTAAGAATGCGGTACATACTGCTGCCCTTGGGGCCGGCGCTTACGTCAACAGCCAGTCGGCCCTGGTCCTCAAGTGCGCGCAGCATGTAGCGCGTATTTCGTTCACCCATTCCTATTTTTTGCGCCAGGGTTTCGACGCTGGGCCACGCCTTTCCGCTATCGTCGGCAAAGTCGGCAATTGCCAGTAGTAGCAGCTTCATGCTGCCCTTTATGCCGTTGTCGTCCCATACCCTCCCCATCACCTTCACGCTCATGGCAACCCCGCAAACACATCAACTCCCGCCGGCGCCCGCTGCGCCGTATCCTGCCTGCCCATTTCGCCCTCGCTGACCGGCTGCCAGCCGGCGTCCGGGTTGTTCAGCGCCATGCGCACCCGGCGCACCGGCCCCACGCCTAACGCGTCCAGGCTGCGCCGGATGGCCGGCCACTCGTCCGGCGTGAAGACCTGCCGGCCCTGCATGATGTCCGCTAGATTCCTCTGCATCACTCCATCTCCATCCATGTCACGTCGGTGACAAAAAATTGCACGGTCTGCCCGGTCTTGGGCAATTTGCGCGCCTTGACCACACTCGATTCCTCGCTGCCGTCCGGGACGCCGAAAGCGGCCCGCCACAGCTTGATTTCCGTCTCGCTGGCCTGCACCGCCTCGCGACCCAGCGCAAGCCGCCAGCCCCTGCCACGGCGCTGCAGCACAAGCTCTAGCCCGTGCGCTTGCCGGTGGTGGGCGTACTTCGCGCCGCCGTCGATGCAGGCGCGCATACTGGCTGCAATGTTCGCCAGCCGGTTGACCGTCGCCTGCTGGGCTTTCGTCGTCGCCATCAATGCACCTCCAGGGCGATCTTCTCCAACTCCGCCAGGGGCACCAGGTAGCCCCACGTTTTGTATCCCTGGTTCTGCGCCGAGCGCTTGGGGTAATGGCGCTGCCAGCGCGCCAGCGCCGTACGCAAGGTCTTCATGCGCAGCGCGTAGACCGTCTCCGGCTCAACCACCAGGTAGACAAGAATGTCCGCCTGGCTGCTCATCGCCCAGCCGGCGCGCCCGGCGGTGTCCACGCTCGTCACCTCAACGAATGCGTTGCCGGTGCGTCCGGCTTTGTCGTCGGCCTTGTACTCCACCGTGTAGCGCTTGCCTGTCGTCCGGTGCACGAAGATTCGGTCGATGCCGGCGCGCTGCTCGTCGCGGGTGGCCGGCGTGATGGCGAACCATAGCGCAAAGTGCGCGTCGAGTCGGCGCTCATGCGCTTCACCGATGGCGAGTTGGCGGGCAAAGTCGTAGGTGGTGGTCATGGCGTCACCTCACCAGTAGTGTCTGGGTCGCTATGCCGCTGTCGGTTCTGCGCTTGGCGTCGACCGGAACACTGGCGTCAATGTCGGCAGATGTCCATTTGTTTGGCCACGTGTCCAACCGCCATAACTCCCTGATTCGCTCCTCCTCCTCGATGCTTATCAGATCGACCCCAGCGCGCTGTTGGATGTCGAGCACGCGCTCCAGGCCGTAAGCGCGCCCAGCCATCGTCAATGGCCCCATGCGCTGTGGGTTGGCGCCCCACTGCCCATCCTGGCGTAGCTCTGGCTCTAACTTGCGCTTGCGCCAGCGCGGTTTGGTTAGCTCCGCGTAGAGCGGTCGCAACTCCATCAGCGGTCGCAAGTGCTGCCATTCCTCCTGCCGTAGCAGCCGCTCAAGTGAGTTGTCACGGCTCGCCAGATTACAGCCCACGCAGCCCGTTCGGATGTCCTCATCGCCGTACACCGCGGCGACGCCGCTGGTATCGAATCCATGGCGCTCCTGCTCGAAGTAGAGCCAATCAAATACGTGGCATAGTCGCCAATGCAGCAACGGCGCCAGCGTATCGGCTATGCTTTCCGGTGTCGCAACCTGAAACCAGCCCTGGCCACACTCGCCGCTATCCTTCGAGCACGACACGGCGATCCGCTGGTCGCGTGCTGCCGACTCGCCCAGCCGCACGCCAGTGAGCATCAATAGCTTGGCGTTGGCCTGCTGGCGCAACTCGGCCAACGCCGCGTGCATCGGCTCAATTTTGAGTTGCGGTGTGCACCACCGAAACCGGTTCTTTGGCGGTGGCACACCGCGACCCAGCATGTAGACATAGAAGCGGTCATCCATCGCGGGCAAGACCACCTCGGCGCGGTAGCCGGCGCCTTGTACCTGGTGCAGGATGCGCAGGGCAGCCAGCCGCAACGGCGGCAACTCCATGCGGGTATCGGCGTAGAGCACGGTCAACGATTCCGGCGCCGCCACGCGTCCCGACGCCAGAGACCACAGCACAAATGCAAGCGTCGCCGTCGAGTCCTTGCCGCCGCTGTAGGCGATTGCCCAATGGCGATAACGTTCGCCGTAGGCGCTCAAGCTGGCGACGCTCAAGTCTATGGCGTCCGGCAATGTCAGTCGGTCCGCCTCAAATAGCGATTGTGTTCTCATCTGGTTCTTTTCGCGGATAACACTACTTATCATTTGAAATTTTCCGTATCAATTCCTCCGCCGTCGGCGTCTTGCCTGGGCCGGTAACCGCCCGCTCCAGCACCGCGACCCGGATAACCAGGTCCGTGCAATAGCGGCGCAACTCCTCAATCAGCCGCGCCT